CACGGCGGTAAAGGTAATGTCGTATTGGCCGACGCCGCGGGTATAGCCTTTGACGCGGCGGGTGCGGTTCATGGTTTTTACGGGCTTTTTGCCGGTGTTGTCTTTCACGTCGATTTTGGTGACTTCGACTTCGTTTGCGCCCAGATAGAGGATGACGCTGCCAACGTATTCGGTACTCATGTTTCAGCCTTTCTTACAAATATAAATCTACAACCATACCTACTACATGCAGGCCGTTGACGACATCGCTGGGAATGCGGCAATTCAACATGCCGGTGTTTTGCAGGTCGCGTTCCACAATCAGTTTCGGCAGGTTTTCTTCCACGCGCTCCAAAATTTCCAGCTCTTCGCAGCGCATCAATACGTCAATCAGTTCGCTGCGCACGCGCGGCGGGGTGCGGTCGCTCAATTTGTCGCGCGGGAATCTTAGGGCGATGCGGTCGACGCAGGCGCGGCTTACATAAATCAGGGTGCGCACGGTGGTTACGTCCAGCAGGCTTTCGTCTGCTGTGCCGTTGGCGGTTTTGGTGTAGGTGGTGATGGCGCGCACGATTTGCGCCTGCGTACCGGCCGGACTGGTTTCAATCGGGGTCACGCCGTTATAAAGGGCGTTTTCCTGCTCGGTGCGCATGGTCTTGTCTTTGCTTTCGCACACGCCGATGCTGTTTAAGGCCAGCGTGTTCAACGGGCGGGCGGGGTCTTCTTCGCTCGCCATCACGGCGGCAAAGGCGGCGGCCAGCTCGCAAGGCATGCTGGGGGTGCCGCGATACCACGCGCTGACGATATGGCCGTGGTTCAGACGGCCTGCCAAGGTGGTGGCTTGCGCCAGTGTGCCGGTTTGACCGTATACGCCGATTGCCCAGCGTTTTTCCATCGGGCTGGCTACGGTATCCAAATGGGCACGCAGTTTCAGCAGGTTGGTTTCGTCGTTGATGCCGCAGGCGATGATGTGGTGGCCTTCGGCGACCACGGCATTGAGCGCGGCGGCAATATCGGGGTTTACCACGCACAACAGCCGACACATCACTTTTGAGGATTGTATCGCCCTGTTTGACGGCAGCATTTCATCCATCGGCAACACCCAGCAAGGATTCGAGGCCGACGAAGGCAGCAGCAATGTAGTGTTTAAAAAATGCTATGCCAAAGGCTATCACTGCGGCTACCAATCCAAAGGCCATGCAACCACACGGCCGGCCGAGGCAGTGAGCCTGATTGACTGCGAAGCGGACGGTTGCGCTTATGGTGCGATGGCCAGCGTCGGCACCAACCCGGGCGGCAAATCCGGTTATAAACCGCAATCCGTGGCCATTCGCGGATTTACCGTATCCAATCCCTCCGGCAATGCCCATTTGGCCAACCCCATCGCCCTGCATGTGTATGGTGCCGATGGCGTACTTGTGGACGGCATCACGATTAACGGCTCGGCCAATATCGTAGTCGAACAAGGCGCGGGCATGGTGGATATGCGCAATATTATCTTTAAAGACCCGCTGGCCAAAGTTTATGCCGGATTGGTCGAATTGCGCCGCACACTGACGGCAACCGCCGATATCCGCATATCGAATCTCACCGTAAAGGCCGTACAGCCTATCCCCGTCATACACAAAGATTCATCCGCATTTCGGATGATATTGGACGGCGGGTGGATATCCGGCACATCGGCTTCCGACGTCGAAGCAATCCGGCTCCGCCGTTCGCCTCGGGATGTCGTTAAAGGATTGCTGTCCGGGCTTAAAAATACGGTTTACCTGGTAACGGAAGAGCTTTATCTGACCGGAGACGTGCAATTGGATTCATTTAACCGGATTTACTTAACCGGCAATCCCGTTATCACGACACCCATACTCAAAGCACCCATCGGTACCGTCTCGACCTCCCAATGGGGCGAGCAATGGGTGCAGCGCAGCACCAATCTGAACGCCCCGAATTGGGTAAAAACCGTCAACTAGAGGAGTAAACATGTATCTGATTTTTAATAAAAACGGACATTGGGAAACAACCATTTCCGAACGCCCCCAAAGCGTGGCCGAAGGATACTTCATGCTGGAGAGCGAATCTTTGGAACAAACTTACGCCTATTCAGACGGCCGCCAAATTTGGCAGACAGACATTGCCCCGCCCAGCCAATACCACCGCCTGGAAGAAGGGCAGTGGATATTGCCGAAAGACCGGCAACCGCATCTGTTGGCCGATGCCAAAGCGGCCAAACTGCACCGTCTCAATGAAGCGGCGCAAGCATTTATCCACAATGCCGCCGGATTGGACAACGTGCCCGATTTCGAATTTGCCAGCTGGTCGATACAGGCGGCAGAGGCAAAAGCATGGGCGGCGGAACCGTCCGCCCCCACGCCGGTATTGGATCAAATCGCCGCCAGCCGCGGCATACCTGCCGCAACACTGAAAGCCGCCGCACTGCGCAAAACGCTTGCGTATGAACGTCTGAGCGCCCACATCGCCGGGCAGCGGCAAGCCCTGCAAAGCAAGATAGCCGCGGCGGAAACACAAACGGCACTGGATGCAATCGAGATTACATTCACGGCGCCGGAGGCTGACTGAATGCAAGTCTATTTAGCCATGTACAAAGGCCGTAAAGACGGCGGCGGCATCAAAGTTTGGGCGGCTCGGTTCGTTGATTGGGTCATCCGCACGATTACCCGCAGCCCTTACAGCCACTGCGAAATCGCCATCCGGTATAGCGGCGGACTGTTCGATTGTTATTCCTCCAGCGCGCGCGACGGCGGAGTGCGGTTAAAAACCATGCCGCTGCCGTCGGGGAAATGGGACTTGGTCGAATTGCCCACCAAAGCAGGCCTGTCCGCCAAACGGCTGTACCGCCACACACACGGCGCGGGATACGACTATCCGGGCGCACTCGGTGCCGTATTCCGATTGCCGCAAAGCCGCCGACGCTGGTTTTGCAGCGAATGGTGCGCCTATGCAATAGGCTGCACCAACCCACACCGGTACACCCCGCAAACCCTGTATGCTGCGGCATTAACTAAAGAGAAAATGGAGGGAATAAAGTAATTTAGAAAGTTTTAAATAAAGAGGAGCGGCGACGTGTCTGTGTTGCGAGCACCGGCACGCCAGCCAAGCAGACATACCCTGCATTGACTTCAAGGCCGCTTTGCCTAGCTAGGCGGCGGTAATTCTAACCTAAGCGGAGTTAATGCAACATGGTCTATTATCGTGAATTACGTTGTGTCTACTGCAAAAAACTGTTGGCCAAAGGCAGCGGAAATGTACAAATCAAGTGTAACCGTTGCAAAACAGTTAATACTTTCAGCTAGACAACCATTACTAAGAATGCCGTCGAGCATCATTTTCAACTGATTTCAGAACACCAACGAGAGTGTCGGAGAGTAAGTAAAATGATGCAAAAATACCACTCAACGGCCCCCTTGCCATTCGTTGGACAAAAGCGATATTTCATTAAACACTTCGCTAAAGTATTGTCGCAAATTCCAGCTGACGGCAAACATTGGACAATTGTGGACGTATTCGGCGGCAGCGGCCTGTTGGCACACGTTGCAAAACGTATCAAACCGCAGGCGCGGGTAATTTACAACGACTATGACAACTATGCAGACCGCCTGCGGCACATCCCAGATTACAACCGTTTGCGTGCCCAAATCGCCCACATTATTGGCGGCATCCCCAAAGGCTCAAGGCTAGACCACGAACGCACCCGGTTAGTGCAACAAACAATTACTAATTTCCAAGGCCACATTGATGTGCGCGTCCTGTCATCATGGCTTTTATTTAGTGCCAAACAAGCAAATTCGATTGAACAATTGCTGGGATTTGAGTTCTACAATAAGGTACGCCAATCCCCGTACTCTATCGCTGCCGACTATTTAGACGGCCTCGAAATCACCCGGCAAGACTATAATCTTTTGATGGCAGAGCATCAGCATAACCCCAATACTCTTTTGGTATTAGACCCGCCATATGTATCCACCGCCCAGGGCGCATATGCCGCCGATAAATACTTCAATATGGTTAGCTTCCTGCGCATGATTCAGTACATTCGCCCACCATTTGTCCTATTTAGCTCCACCCGTAGCGAGGTGCTAGACTACCTTCAATTTTTGCAGGAATGCGAACCGGACAAATACCATCGCTTCAGCGGCTACAACATCGTTTCACTAGATGCCAAGATGGGCAAAGGCATCGAGTATCAGGACAATA